GAGAATACTGCATTTCAGATGTTTGGATTCCATCATGACTGATATCAAGCGTCGAGAGATGAGTCGTGTTTCCAGCTGTTACATAAACATCATAGTGAATAATCTTCTCTGTCGGCAGATTGAAAGTATCAATAGTCTGCAAAGCAGTGTTTGTCGAGGTGTATACTATATTTGTCATCTAGCTTTCAACTCTTCGATTTCTGCTTTGAGTTCCTTGATTGCTTCGATAAGAAGCGGAACTAGTCTTGAGTAGTCTACAGTCAGATATTCTTCACCGGTCTTTGAATACTTATTACCATCTTCATCCACTGCAACATCGACAGCAGCCATATGTACAGCTTCTGGTAAAATTGCTTGGACTTGTTGAGCCGACAAACCTACTTGTTGTTCATCGTTATTGTATCCAAGTTCCTTGGCAGTTTCATTCTCAACATAGTAGAAACCATCAAGAGTCTTTACCTTGTCAATAGCATTCTCAATCTTGCCTGTTCTTGTCTTTAGGCGTTCATCAGAATAATAAGCTGTGATGTTACCGGTTGCAAGTATTTCGTTAGGAACATACAATCCCTTGCCGTTATATACTCTAACATAGGTACTATCCTGCATGAAAATGCCGCCGCCATGAGTCTGACTATACCAACCCTGATCACCATAGGTGCGATACCAACCGTAGTTGTATACTTCGTTTAATACCGTTCCCGAAGCGGCATCCATATAGTATCCGGTGTTATTACTGTCGTAGAAGATAGGAGCTCTAAAGTCACCTGAAGCACTAATAGTAGCATCAGCATTATTCCAATGTTTTTTCCAGCCCTGCGCGGCGCCGCCCATAATAGTCTGAGTGTATATGTCACCTACACCAGTACCAGTCATACGAATTGCAAGTGTGTTACTATAATAAGATAACGGAGATCCGTGGCCCATTCTTATTGTATTGTGCCAATCACCTGATGGTGCCTCAGTTGTACCAAGACCAGAAGCTTGCCAATATTGTAATGAATCGGATGGAGTATCTCTAGTTGAGGCTAAACGATTGCTGGATCCACCAGCATTACCAGAGACGCTTCCGGTAATTGTACCAGCAACAGTTAGACCGTTAAGGTTTGATGTACTGGCTGGATCTACATAGTAACCGGTATTATTGCTATCGTAGAAGATAGGTGCACTGAGACTAACGTTATTAGTAAATGCTATTGAGTTTATAGCTATTTGATTCCATGCATCGTAATCAGTATCCCAACCTGTACGAACCCAAAGACCGTTTCCGTCGGTTCCATTGTGTGGAGCATATAGCTGGAACTTAGCCTGACTGGCACCGGCCATGCTAAGTAGAACACCGTACATATATGCGCCGGGCCTATTTGAACCAGATCCATTGACTACAATTCTATAGCTAGCTTCCGTTCCATCAATATAAGTGTTCCAGTCCTCGGAAGTTACTGTACCTTTATATCTTATGTAAGTTGTATCGTTACCATCACCAATTAGTGTACCAGCACCAGCGTTCAGCGTGACTGTAGCACTATTAAAGTTAAACTTTAGTACATCTGAAGTATCATGATAGATACCACAGTGTGAATATCCAGCACGGTGTAGACCAATACCAGCCGTGCCAGAAGTTGCTTGAAGTTCAAGTTGCAAGCCATTGTAGTAGTTAGCCGGAGATGCAATATTGTTGGCAATGATTAGATCATTGAGATTAGTTGTGCCGGCGCCATCAAAGTAATACCCAGTGTTATTACTATCGTAGAAGACAGACGCATATGCTGGATTAACGTTATTAGTACTTGACGTAGGAGGAAAAACTTGGTGTGTTGATCCTACAGTATGATATGTAGAAGTTTCAAAGCTGATTACCCAACCATCATCCCAACGAGTATATTCATAATTGGTGTATCCTACCTGAACATCTGTAATGAATACTTGAGGATATGTCCAACTCTGTGCCAATTCGCCAATCATGACATACATGTTAGTACCATCATAGGTAAATCTAACATTAAGCGCCGATCGATTTTGTGTAGTCATATACGCAAATGTATTATACCACAGCGCAGAACTTGTGTGACCGCCACAATAAATGTCAAAAGATAATCCATCATATGTGTACACACGAACAGTAAATCGCATCATTGGATATACTGTTTCAGGTAGCTTTATCTTAATGGCACCGGAAACACTACTAGACCCAGTTACATATGTACCACCACCAGGGTGTATATTACGTAAACCGTTTACGTTATTACTAATAGCAGCCTGAGTTAGTAAACTGTTTATATTTGAAACTGATGCAGGATCAATATAATATGCACCATTTTGGCTATCATAAAAGATTTGCGAGTACATCTGGTTTGATGTTATAGCCGACTCAACTAATAAGTTGTTTACGCCGCTGGACGAAGCAGCTATACCGCTTCCGATTGTCATACCACCATGTACGTGCAGCTTTTTATTAGCAACGTTTGATCCGCCACCGCCGATAGCAAATGTCGATCCCGATCCGTTATACCATATGTTATCGTTGCCGGCAACGTCAGCCCAGTTGATACCAGCCCATGAAGTGCCGTTACCGTTCAAATATAACTGAACGTCATTTGATGCTTTCGCTGTAATAATACCAAGGTACGACGAACTTGCAGGATCCAGGTAGAAAGAAGTATCATTGCTGTCGGTAAAAGTAGCAGCGCGCATATCTGATGTAATTGCATAAGAGCCGTACATCGTGAACGCAGCACCGGCGGTCGAACCAGTTGGATAAAAGAATATTGCAGTGTTAGTCGTAGCCGCGATAGTCGGTACGCCGGCGCCATATACAGCACCCCACGACAAGTTATCGCCGTTGTCAAGAATTATGCGCTTGACCCTCGATGTGCTGTTTGGATCAATGTAATAAGCAGTATCATCTCTGTCATAAACAATATTAGCTGAAATGCCTGCTGATGTTTGGAAACTCCATTGGTTGGAGTACGCATATGCTGTTGTAGTTCTAGTATCAGTTGAGCGCGATACACCCCCAGCAGTAGACAAGAATTCTAAGTAACCAGCTCCATCTGTAGCTATTCTGCCAAAGATAGAAGCCTTCTGAATGCCATTTTCATTTATAAAATCAATGAATGCGGTGGATTGCGCAGAAGCACTGCCGTAGTTGTTACGAATGCCCATGCCAGCAAATTGGTTACCGCTATTATATTGTACCTGGAAATAACCATTAACATATGTTGAACCTATCTGCGATGTGCTATTCGGGTTTACATAGAACGCAGTATCATTACTATCGTAGAAGATAGGAGCTCTAAAAGATCCAGGATCAAACGAATGATCTGAATGTTTTTCAAAAGCGCCGCCTGTTGCACCGCCGCCGTAAAGTCTTGTTAAACCACTATTACTATTGCCATAGCCAATATACATACCATCATTATACGTAGCTCCAACACTATTACGAATCACTCGCATTGACACATAATTATCATTCGTGGCCATATCGATGCCAGTGCTACCAGCCGAATGAATACCGGTAATTCCTACTGTTTGTACAGAACTAAATCTACTTGTGCTGTTGGGGTTGATATAAAAGGCAGTATCATCACTATCGTAGAAGATAGGAGCTCTCACATCACCAGGGAATGTCGTGTTTCTATTCTCATCCACACTGAAGATCGTGCGTTTAGATGCAGGATATCCACCCCAAACCTGCATGTTAAACAGGTTAATAGGAAGAGAAGCATAGATGCCGGTAGTAGTCCATGTTGGTTGGAAATCAATATGGATAGTTTTGTAATGGCCTGTACTTCCTGCCGATACAACAAACGGAATTGAGTTAAATGGTAGGTACATATGTCCTGGCCAAGAACCAATCTGAGTATTACTATTTGTCCACTGAACTACCAGGTCGTCATTTCTTATTGCTTTAATCTTTACAGTGGTACTGTGAGGATTACCACTCCAATACATGTAAAGAGCATCGAGGAATACATAAGCCCCGTTGTTTATTATTTCAATTCTAAAGTATGGTGTATTGTTTGGAATAACGATTCCAGAAGCAGCGTTACCCCCTACAAACTTCCTCTTATCGGTGTCTGAGAAACTAGTATATTCTGTCCATGTACTTCCGTTTGTCGAAGTATAGAATTTGATATTGGCAATCGGATAGAATGCTGTTTTGTTGTCAAACTGTTCTTGGAACAGAGCCATTTCAGTAACAGTCGGTGTTCCAAGGTTGTTTGTCGGAACACCTGTATTGCGCTGGAAGTAGCGGCCAATATATGAAGTTTCTCCATAAAGATTGTTAACATAAGATGAACTAGCAGCGTCAATGTAATAGTTGGTGTTGTCACTGTCATAGTAAATAGGCGAGCGAAGTTGGGTGTTGTGCTGAAAGTATGTAGCGCCCATGGTCGCCCACACAACTGAGTTAGTTGACCGGAAGTTGTAACCAGTGAAGTCGCCATAAAACCCGCCGGAAGCATTTTTGATATAGAAGTTACCATACGCATCATCTACCCATACGTATGCATCCGCAGCCGCGTTTCTAATACCTGCATTTATTGTATTTGGTAAGGTGACATTTCCAGCAAAATAAGCGGAAGTAGCAGTGTTTGCAGGATTGATGTAATAGGTAGTATCATCACTGTCATAGAAGATCGGTGCACGTAAACTCGTACTGGTTTGTAAAACCGATCCACCTGCTTCAGATGGATTGTATACTTGTAAGAAGCCGCTTGAATCCAATCCAATGTGGCGCGTAGCTACGTTTTCATAATGCCATGTAATAAGTGGTATCGATGCATTAGCTCGGGCTTCAATAATTTGTGAAACGCCAGATAAACCACTCGTACTACCACCAAACGACGAGCTATTAGTGCGAGTTCCGAACGTACCAGTACTTGTGTATAAGTCTGATAGACGCGAAGTGGAATTGGGATTGGTATAAAAATTAGTATTGTCACTGTCATAGAAGATAGGTGAACGCGCAGAGATATCAAACTGCGAATAACTATCATATACTCTAAATGCTTCTGGATTGCTTACGTAAGCTCCAAACCTTGCAAGTGTTGTCCACGTATTAGCAGTACCTGTCGAATGCTGAATGAATAGAGGAATACCTCCACCCATGTCTGGTTTTACTAGACGAGTGTCAAATTGGCCAGCAGAATAGTTAGCAGCTCTAATACGAATAGCATTTGTTGTATTATTAGTAATACCAGCATTGCTTGGTTGGTCTGGAGTTAATGTCAAGTTTGTATAGCTAGTTGGCCCCGAACCCGTGAATCCAATAGGGCCTTGAGATCCAGTAAATCCCTGGGATCCAGTAAAGCCAGTTGTGCCTTGAGCACCTTGCGATCCTGTGAAACCTTGAGCACCTTGGGATCCGGTGAAACCTTGAGAACCAGTAAACCCGGTTGCGCCGCGAGAACCGGTGAAACCAATTACGCCTTGAATTCCCTGCGATCCAGTAAAGCCAATTGTGCCTTGACTGCCTTGAGAACCGGTGAAACCAATAGAACCTTGTGGTCCAGTATTACCAGTTGCACCCTGAGGGCCAGTATTACCAGTTGCACCTTGTGGTCCAGTATTACCAGTTGCACCGGTTGCACCTTGACTGCCAGTAAAACCAGGATTGTTCGACCAAAATACTGCACTGCCATTTGATACAAGAGCTTGACCAGATGTTCCTGTTGCACCATTGGCAACAATAGAACCTACGCTTAGAGATGTCAGATTCGAACCAACTTCAAATGATGCAGTGCCATTTGATGAATAAATTTTTCTGTCTGTCAGATTGACTGCAAGTTCGCCAGCATCGATATAAGAAGTATTTGCTGCGTTAGTTGTATTTGGAGTACGACCAGAAATAGTAGTACGTTTGATTTGAATCTTATTATTCGCCATCTGGCTCTCCAAGGTAGATATATATCTTTGTGCACATTATTTAATGTACATTATTCTTTGTTTTATTTATAATGGGAACATGATGAAGATTGCTTTTATAGACACATTAGGTCTTACTTATGACGGATCCACTCTTGAAAAAAGAGGGCTTGGTGGATCAGAATCCGCTGTGATACGCATGGCTGAGGAACTTGCCAAGATCGGATTTGATGTTACCGTTTATAACGATTGTACATCAGACGATTCTGGCCCTGGTATTTACGATGGTGTGAAATATTCACCAGTCGAAAACGCACAAATTCACTGTTTAAAATATGATGTAGTCGTTGTTTCTCGATCGATCAAGCCAATTGCAGAAGATTGGGGGATTGTATTGGATGCAAAGCATGTTTGCCTTTGGATGCATGATACATTCTGTGAAGGTGATGATCAGATCGAGTACATGATTAATATCGGCAAGCTCCAAGAGATCTTTACGCTGTCAGACTGGCATACAGGTTATGTCACACATTGTGATCATGGTCACCGTCGTAATTTTGATGTTCTAAAGAATCATATTTTTATGACTCGTAATGGCATCGGCAATATGAAACCAGGTTGGATTGATATCCGAGATAAGGATCCAAACCTCTTTGTCTTCAACGCTTCTGTGACCAAGGGAATGATTCCTCTTGTCAAACAGATATGGCCAGAAGTCAAGCGTCGTATTCCAGATGCAAAGCTCAAGATCGTCGGTGGTTACTATAAGTTCCGCGAAGCAGCAGGTCCAGATCAGCAACAAAGAGACTGGGCCGATCTTATGATGCAATATGGACATAGTATTGAATTCACTGGCGTAATCACTCAGCAAGAGATCTCTGACATCCTGCGTCAAGCATCCTACATGATATATCCTGTAGGTTTTCCAGAGACGTTCGGCATCTCAACTCTTGAAGCTTTGGCTCATAATGTACCACTGATTACATGCCAGTTTGGAGCTCTCGAAGAGACGGCAATTGATCTGGCATCATGGAAGATTAAATATCCAGTTGAAAAGAACTGGGCAATGCAGTGGCTGAACGAGGAGTCACAAGTCAATCTGTTTGTTGATAAGGTTGTAGAAGCATATAATAATCCTTATCTACGCCAGCAAAAGATGTATGCATGTAATCAGGTAAAAGATATTTGTACTTGGGACACGGTTGCTCTTCAATGGAAACAACATCTGTATAAGAAACTTGGTGAATACTTGCCTGTTGATGAGTACCATAAGGTTACAAAAATCAACCACAAGGTTCGTAAGGTATTCAATCGCCGGTTCTTGAATGCAGAAGAGATTCGTGAACCACAACAAGGTCCATTCCATCCTATTGCTGTCATCACTCCGGTTTATAATGCCGAAAAGTACATTGCAAAATGTATTCAGTCCGTAGCTCAGCAAGACTATCCTAACTATATTATGCATATTATTGATGATTGCTCAACTGATAATACTATTCATGCTGCACAAGAAGCAATTGATAATCTTCCTGAAAATATCCGATATAATTTTGTACTACATCTAAATGATAAAAATCAAGGCGCGGTCCAGAATCAAGTCAACATGATTGAGAAAGAATGCGGTGATGATATTGTCATGCTTCTTGATGGTGATGATTGGCTTGTAAATGATCCAAACATTTTCCATAAGTATAATAATCTTTATAACGAAGGTGCAGAGTTTACTTACGGATCGTGTTGGTCTATGGCCGACAATATTCCATTGATTGCTCAGGAATATCCACCCGAAATTAAGGCAAACAAATTCTACCGTGCGTACAGGTTCAATTGGAATATGCCATACACGCACTTGCGCACATTTAAAGCGCATCTGATGCACAGTTTTATAAGCACAAAAGGTTATCATGCATTTAGAGACACGGCGGGTAACTGGCTGAAAGCCGGAGGCGATACTGCAATCTTCTATTCTATGATTGAGATGGCTGATCCCAAAGGTGTTGTCTGCGTGTCTGATATTGTATATCACTATAATGATACCAATCCTCTTAACGACTACAAAGTAAATGCAGAAGAACAGAATATGACTGCTGCAAAAGTATTGAATTCGCCATTTACTCCAGGACAGATAGATCTAAGACCGTTATGAAAACTATTCTAATTGCAATTCCGACTGCTCGTTATATTGAAGCAGATACATTCAAGTCGATCTATGACCTGGAAGTTCCAGCAGGATACAAAGTCACATATCAACACTTCTACGGATACCGAGTGGATCAGGTTCGTAACCTGATTGCCGACTGGGTAGTTCGTGGTTTTGATTATTTGTTCTCAGTCGATCATGACATTACGTTTCCACCAGATACGCTAAAGAAGCTTCTTGCTCATGATAAAGATCTGGTTTCTGGTGTGTATCGTCAAAGACTTGAGCCACAGATGCTTGAGATTTATGAACCATTTGGTAATAGAATGTCAACAGAAGATCTCTATGCAAAGAACTGGAATCTGGTTGGTATTGGCGCTTGTGGATTTGGCTGTGTACTTGTCAAGAAAGAAGTTCTGGTCGGTGTAGGTTATCCACAGTTTGAATATCATCCTGCTCTCGATCACAGCAATACGATCAGCGAAGACACTGATTTTTGTAAGAAAGCTATCACCAAAGGCTTTAGGTTGTGGTGTGATCCGTCAGTTCGTTGTGGCCATATTGGATCTACAACAATGCATGTAGAATTACCAAAAGTCAATCCAATAGAAGCAAGACTTAGAGAGTTGTCACTGTGTAATGACCAGCCAAGAGATCATGTTGAATATCTAAGCAACATGGGTATCCAACCCAAGATCATTTACGATATTGGCGCATGTGTAATGCATTGGACAAAGGAAGCCAAGAACGTCTGGCCAGAAGCTAAGATTGTTATGTTCGATGCAATGAATCATGCAGAGTTCCTCTATAAGGAATCTGGACACGATTATTACTGCGACGGCCCAATCGGTGACTTCACACGTTGGGTAAAGTACTACGAGAATCCAATGGATCCTGCTGGCAACTCGGTCTTCAAGGAAGACACACCACACTTCACAGAAGAACATGCGGTCGACAAGAAGATGAGATCGCTTGACGATATCGTAGAAGAAAAAGGCTGGCCGAAGCCAGACCTTGTCAAGATCGATGTACAGGGTGCAGAGTTATTGGTTCTTGT